TTCATTGTTTTGCCAATTTCTTTTCCTCTGGTGTTCTAACTGCGGTGGGAGATACTTTTTAATTTTTTTTACTTTCGCATCTGTATTGCCGCACCATTCCCCTAACTCCCTCCAAACTTGTAAAGTCCAAAGGGTTTTCAAAAAAAATCATTCTGCAAATCGCCATTGTCGTGGCTTTTGGAAACTTTTGCAAATACGATAAAATAATTTCTTTTTTGTAGGTCGCTGCGTTTTGGTTTCCTTTTACGCTCATAATGTTTTTTTTTATTTAAAACGGATCTACAAATAAAACGTTTATATTTTTTCTACTTCTTAACATTACATTGCCACCATTTGAATCGTTACCTACTGCGGTATTACCCTCAATCGCTTCAAAGGTTTTATTTACTTCTACCCATCGCACAAATATACCTGTATGGTCGTGTCTACCATCTTTATTCCAATCAAAAAAAACAATATTTCCTGCAACTGGATTAGTTGTAATTCTATTTGTTTTACGATAATGCGCTACTGCGGTTTGACAACCTGCAAATCCTTTTTTAAAACCAATATTCCCAAGAGGCGCACCAGCTTGATCATAACACCAACTCACAAACATACCGCACCACGCCACCCCATCAAATCCAAACCATTTGCCGTATTTTGTTTTATTGCTGTTTAAAGGAACTTCGCCTTGTCCTATTTCTTTTTTTGCAATTTCTACTATTCTGCTCATTACTTTAATTTTTTGTAATTATCGAAATCAGTTTTTAAGCGATCATATAACCCTTTCAACTGCTCATAATCTTTTGCCAACTTTTGAGATTTTTGCAATTCTTTTGCGTGTAGCTTTTGAATGTCGTTAAACTCTCGTTGTAGTGTAAGATTGTGTTTTTTCAAATCGGTAACTTCTTGCATTACTTCATTCATACGAGATTGGTAAACTAAAAGAAAATCATCGTACATCGTCTTCATAGTTGAAACTGCATCTTGTCTTTGCTTTGCTCTACCTCCAAAGAACCACGCAACAGGTGCGCTTAATGCTGCTAAAATTGCCTCCCAATATTCACTAAAAAAATTTACCATAACAAATGTGTTAATATTACCCCTATAATTAAAAAAAACTCGCCTACCCATAAATCCTTGTCGCTTTCAAATTTTTCTAATTCGCCAATAATTCTGCCGCTTTTTTGGAATAATTCAAAAGAAAATAAGAAAATAAAGCCTATAAAACTAGGAACAAAGATTTTAAAAGCTATTTCAGTTGCGATATATGTATCGGTAATTGATTCGCGAATTGCAAAATACAATAAACAACCTGCAATAAAAGCTATTGGAGCGTGTAAATGCCAACGATTAAGGATTATCATATCTAAACTTTTAATATCTCTTAAAATCGACTTAAATATCTTTTTCATTACGCATTAAGTAAAGTTAATAATTCGCTTTTTTCTTCTTCAGTCATAATTTCAACCTGTTTAGTAACTAGGTCGATGATAACCTCGTTTACTGTTAAACTTGGTGCTTGTGCTGCTGCTATTTCTTCTTCTGTTGCGCCCTCAACCCATTCAGTACCATTCCAAAACTCTTTAACAAATCCACCCAAATAAGGCGTTAGTGTCCAATTATTATGATTTGGCTCTATACCTACACAGCCGTCACAAGTTCCGTTTTCATTAATTAAAAAATGTTCCATATATTATATTTGTATAAAAAATTGTCCTATTGAAGCCTTTGCTCCAGAAGCCAAAAATCCTACTCCAGTTCCGTTAGTTGTTAAAGTAACATTAGTTCCAGATACAATAATTCTCCCTGATGTATTTAGTGCATTTCCATTGTTAACAACATAAGTGCTTACTGCAACTAGACCATTAATTACAGTATTTGGTAAAGTAAAAGTTAAAGCTGTACTATTGCTTGTACCTTGTAAACTAAAATTCACAAACATTATATTATCTATAATTTTATAAAAAATTAATTTTATAGTAAAACTTGAAAAACCAACAATAGTTGAAATATTACTATAATCAATCCAATCTGTATTATTAGTCTTTAACGCCAAAGCATCAAACACCGCATTTTGACTAGGTGCAACAGTTGTAACTCCATTTGTAATTGAATCCTCAATTATTGTTTTATTTTTCCAAAGTTGAGATGAAGTTTCGTAAACTAACGCTTGGTTATTTAAAGGCGTTACTATTTGAACATCGTGTATTTCCGCTAATTCGTAACCGTTTTGGATTTGTACCTCGATTTGCCCTTGCGTTGGATGCGAACGTGTAACTTTACCAACATAAACTAAATGTGTTGGTGCTAATGTTCTTGTATCTGTAAATGCACCCGCAGTAACTCCGCTTAAATAAAGTTGAGCTCCCTCTGCAAATGATGAAGTATTAATTCCGCTTAAATCTCCAATGATAACGCAGTTTCCAAGTCCATTGTTTAAAATGTCTGATTGAAGCAATCCAAATGTTCTAGCACTTAAGGCGTCTGTTGTAGCTATTGCTTTTGAAACTAACGCCTTATTTCCATTTGCGCCTGAAATATAAACTACCGTTCCTTTTGTCAAAGTTGCACCAGTCATATTTTTAACCTCACGTACTAAAGTTGATGCTTGTCCAGTTGTTGGTATATCTAACGCTGTAATAAAAGGATTTACGCCATCTGCACCATCGTTTGTTAATTGGCTTGTTGTTGTAGGTACATCATCCAACATAGCAAAAGTTCCGCTTTTGTCAGGTAGTTGTTGCTCTAAACCTGCTTCGGTTATTAAATCAGTTTTAATCGATACATCGTCAACTCCATTGCTTAAGTTAATTCTTTGATTAACTCCTAAAGTTGACATCGCCAATCCGTTATCATTTAAATCAATAGAGTTATTGTTTACGGAATTCATTAATTGAATTGCGCCCTCTGTTATTATATTATAACCTTTATCGCTTGTCATTTGTATTAATGCTTCAGTAACTCCTGCATTTTCTTGCGATGCTATAGAAATTGAAGCAGTACCTTGATTAACCGATATTTGACTACTATTTGTAATTGATGAAATAAGAATTTCATTATCAGTTGAATGTCTTACAATAATATCATTGTCAGTAGTATTTCCCTCGTCTGTTACTTGCTGTAAATTTTGAGAACCACCGCCGCCTCCACTTGTTCTAGTTACATTAACCTCGATAATATTAGGGTTTACTGTAATATCAACAACATCAATCGTTTCGTTAATTGTTATATCTACTGCCATTATCTTGAAATATCATCGTTAATAATAAACAATCCACTAATCCACGTTACAACGGTATCATCCGCCAAAGTTATCTGTATATCATATTGGTAAGTGCAAGCTGGAATATTTATAATTTGCTCATCAATTTGAAAATCCCCACCAACTGCATCGGTTATCGTTAAATCGGGAGCCAAAGCAATAACGCCTCCCGCTTCTTTTCGAAGTTGCATTAAAATAACTGCACCCGTTAAATCAAGATCAACGTTATTTACCTTTATGTTTATCGGTGTTTGGTAAAATGTATCCCCTCGTTTGTGCGTGAAATTTACTGTTTTCATTTGATAAATACTTTTGTAGTTTTTTTATATTGTCCTCTGTTCTTTTGTCTACTTTTCTCATTTTAATAGTAGTTGTTGTTTGGATCTAAAAAGTACCATCGATTTAAAATACTACTTTTGTTGTAAACTGGCGGCACTATTTGACTGTCTGCACTTAAATACTCTGGCAATTCGTTTAGCATTAACCAACGCTCCAAACGCCCCTGATACATTTCAGCTTTTAATCTTTGGTTATTTACTAAATAATCTACTTCCGTTTTGTCAACTGCCGCAGTATTTTCCGGTTGTGTTTTATAAATGCCGTTATTCGTTATCTTATAAGCACCCACCAAAAGATATTCTACTGCGCTCTGATGAATCAAAAATGGTTTTATGTAATCATCAAACAAAGTGAGATATAAACCGCTTAAATCATCGTTTCCGAAGTCAACATCAATTTTATTGAATAGCGTTTCCCCTAAAATTTCCTCAAGTCGTGTACGTTGTGCATCTGCTATGCAAGGGATATATAAATCAATATCTATATTGCCGCCTAGCAGGGTGTTTTTTGTCAGTTCATTTTCTCTTAGCCAAATATTCATAATACTTTTTTTTGTAGGTTACATATCGTGAGGCGCGATATAGGCTTTTGATTCACTTGGTTTTAATGCTGGTAAAATTTCGCCCTCTTTTCTCGCTTTTGCAGGTGTAATTTTTTCAGCTAAAGGATTGTTTACATCGGCTCTTAATCTGTACGTTTCACGAACCCAAAAATGCTTACAAGTTCCAAAAGGGAAAGCCTCCGAAAGCAAGCCGCCACCTTTCCATAAAAATATATCATAAGGCTTGTTTGGGTTTGGTCGCATTCCAAATCCAGGATTGACATTTCGTTCACTCATTAAAGCAATATCCTCTCTCCTATACAATTTATTTGCGCTCATCATCGCTTTGCAAAATTCACGTTCCGGATTTGGATTCCCGCTGTATCTATATCGGCTTTTAAATATAACGCCATCTTGTGAACTCCTTGCGTTTGGTCTTGCGGTTCCAGTCTTTACATCTGCTAAAGCCACATTCATCAATTTAATAGTTGTTGCGTTTAACCTTTCCAACTCCGCATCTCTCTCCTCCTCTTTGTCGTAGTCAACCGGATCGGAACTAACCAACTCCCACTCGTTCAAATCTATATCTTCGCCTAAATCTGAAAAGTCGTGTGATGATAATTGCGTTACTGCTGCGCTTTGCTGCGTAAATAACGCTTGTGCTACACTTGCAGGAATATTTAAGAATTGAACGAGGAAAACTATCGCTTGCTCGGTAGTCAAAATACCCTCTTTTACCTTTGCAAAAATATCAATCGCACTAGCAATCTGCGCACCGTTGTAAGAAACCGCAGCATCTGAACTTGTTTTGTCGGTTTGGTCTAAAACATTTGCAGCAACCTGCTCACTTCTTAAACTTTCAAACTGCAAATCCAAACTAATACCGTTTGCCGATAGTATTTCCATTAAACCATCCAAAATAATTTCTTGCTTTGGCGTAATTACATTTATCATCAACTCCGCAAATCCGACTTTTATTTCGTCAGCGTTTGAACTAAATCCGCTCGCCTCTTTTATACCTACCAACATAGGAGAAGTAAGTTTGTGAGCGGTGCAAAGTTGTTGCCTAGCTTCGGCAGTTAAGTATTCATATTGTTTATGCGCTTCGCTAACTTCTAAGGCAGTTATTGTAATCTCACTTTCTTTATTATCGTTCCAGTTTAAAAAGAAATTTCCCGCTTTATTTGATCCAGTTAAATTCTCACGAATTCTCCGAGTGCTTTCCATTATTTCAATCTCACTCGCTTGCACTCCTGCATTCATATTTATAATGTACCCAAATGAAAGTCCGTTTTGAATGTGCTTAATGCAGTAATTTTGAAATTCCTCCTCAAACTTCGCCCAACTTAAACCACTTACATAACTAGGGTTTGAATAATAAAATTGTCCGACTTGGTAATCTCTTATGATATAAATTTCTGAACGCTCTCCGCCTCCGCTTCCAAATCCAAAAGCATCATAACGTTCGGGTTTGTATTTTTGAACATTTGAAAAATCATAAGAATACCAATATCCCGTAATATCGCCATCCTCGTTGGCTACTTCTGGAGCAACCCTTTCTTTGGCTATATGGTAAACTTTTCGTACTTCATTATTCAAGTATTTTACTTCAACCGAAGCCTCGCCAAACATTTCAAAATCTTTGCAAATTTTTCTTAATTCCTTTTTATCAAAGATGGTGTTTAATGCGCTCCACTCCTTTGGCTTTGTTAACTTCTCGTTTGAATCGATGCCTTTACCATAAATAAAATTGGAGTAACTATCAATTATTGCCGAGTTGGTTGTTGATCCGTTGTAAGCATCAATAATAGTTTTATAAAACTCGTTATTTCGCCCATTCAATACCCACTTTTTACCCTGAACTTCCTTAATTTCTGGGCGAATGTAGTTACTTAATTGAATTTCGAATACTCTTTGCGTTGGTTTATTAGCCATTTTTATACTTTTAGAATGCCGTTATTCATTTCGTAATTCTCTAAATCGGTTTGAGCAGTAACATAAGCCTTGCCTCTGTACGTAATTGCATCGTTTTCGAGTATTGTGCATTCAAAACTTTGCCCCTCGATGGTCTGAAAATCCGAAAATGTGATTATTAATTGAAAGTTTTGGTAAAAAACATTATCGTATTCAATCGAATAGGTAATATTTTTTAGTTCATCACGTAAATTGAACACAATCTCGCCACCATTATAGCTAGCTGGGATGCATTTAAACGTGTGATTTGTTGCTACATTAAAGACTATCATATTAATAAGACTAAAATATATCGATTTGTAACAAAAAACCCATCAATTAAGATGGGTTTAAGTAGTAGGTTAAGCTAAAATTTAAGAAACAACATCCTCAGATACCAAACCCAAACAAGCCTTATGATATATTTTTATGGAAAGGTGGCGGATTGCTTTCAGAGGCTTTCCCTTTTGGAACTTGTAAGCATTTTTGGGTGCGTGAAACGTACAGGTTAAGAGCCGATGTAAACAATCCTTTAGCGGAAATAATTACACCTGCAAAAGCGAGAAAAGAGGGCGAAATTTTACCAGTATTAAAACCAAGTGAATCAAAAGCATATATCGCACCTCACT